TCTTCTTGTTTGTCGAGTCGAACACAATCGGCGTCTGCCCGGTCGGAATATCCGCCGGAACGCCGGTCGAGACGCCGGCCGCAGACGGGACCATGATGTAACCGAGCGTTGCACCAGTCGCGAGCGCCGCGTCATTGAACGCGACGTTGCCGTCAGTGCCGGTCCCAAGCCCTTCCGCCATCAGCAGCGCGGTTGACGTGTTCCACGTGGCAGCCAGCCGGGAATAGTTCGATTCGTCGGTATAGCTGCGATACACCCGCAGCGTCTGCGCGTTCGTGCCGTTTCTCTGCGCAAGCGTGGCGGCTGCGTCGGTAGTCAAAATAATAGACGAAGCTATTACCAAATCGTTGACATACCCGGCACCAGCGACAACTGAGACGCAGGTTAAAACCCCGTCCTCACGGATGTTCGCCATAGAAACACTTCCGAGTTGCCAATCTTGCAGCAGCCCGACGCCATCTGACAGCGTTTTCGTGACGTTGATTTTCGCTGCCGTGAACGCTGCGTTAGCATTCCACGTCTGCGTGACATTCAGCGCAGGCGCAGAGGCGGTCAGTGTGCCACTCGCAATCGTCAGCGCACCCGTCATCGTCGCGTTGCCGGCCAGGGGGACGTAGGTGGTGCCGACCAGGGCGAGCAACTGCGTTCCCGTGGCCTTGCGGCTCGCGGCCGACTGCGACACATAGAACAGATCCGCGCCAGCCAGCGCGCTCGCGGCAGTCAGTGCGGTGAGTTTTGCATCAGCCATCGATCACTCCAGTAGCAGCGCGTCGCCGGTTTCGAGCAGCAATGCGTCGCCGGTTTCGAGCAGCAGGTTGTCGACGGTGCCGCCGCCGGGGCCAGAGATCATGTCCGGCAACTCGGTCAGGCTCAGGCCGATGCCGATGGCGATGCTCACCGCAGCCCCACGATGCTCGACGCGGTGGTGTTCGTACTCATCACCTTCTTGACCATGAGCGCGTGATAGCCGACCAGCGCGTTCGAGATCGTCACGGCGGCCGTGTCGTCCTCGCCGATCACCGCGAGATTGCCGGCCACCCCGACATACAGCGCGCGCAGCGGCGGGTCATAGGTCGTCGAGTCGCTGGGCGTGATCGCCCGCAGGCTCGTGGCCGGCGCGTCCGGCGTCTTGTTGTACTGCGAAGTCATTTCCCGCCCTTTCGGTCTGATGCGGCGCGCGCAGGCGGCTGCTCGACAGGTGCCACCCGCCAGCCGCCGCGCCGATAGCTCGCGACCTCGTCGGGGTGCACGTCGCACGCCACGGGGCCGCCGTTGGCTTCCCACGCTTCGCGGTACATCGGCACCAGCGCGCGCGCGGAAACGCTGCCAGCGGTCGCCTGCGCAGCCGTGGCGCTCGTTTGGTCGCTCATGTGTTCGTGTCCTCAGTTGAGCGAGGCCAGGGGCGGCCCCGCCCGCGGGCTATCAACCCAGCAGCGTCGCGATGTGGTTGGGCTTCCAGGCTTTCACGCCGTAGACGCACTGCACATCGAACATGGCCTTGCCGTAGCCCTTGTACGCACGGACTTCGAAGACCAGGCCGGACCAGGGGTCCTGCACAATCATCGCGTCCACCGCGGCGTCGCCGCCCTGGGGCTGCGCATACGGGCGGATGGCCAGCTCGAGCGCCGAGCGGTGGAATGCGACGTTCGGCGTGTAGCTGTCGCCGATGGTGATCGCGTCGTTGTCCGCCTCGATGGCGAGCAGGCCCGGCGAGCCGATGGTGAACACGCCGCCCGACAAGGTGGTGTTGGCGACGTACTTGGACGAGGTGCCCGCGAAGGTCACAACGTCGCCGGCCAGCAGGGTGCCGCTGCCCGTGTCGACGTTGATCGTGGTGTCCGCCACGGCGCCCGCGGCCGAGAGCTGATACGACGTACCAGTGCCCTTGGTGTGCGTGCTGATGCCGGCCGATTCCTTGATCATCAGGCCCTGCAGGTCCAGCAGCGTGCCCTGGCGCAACAGTTCGGTGCCGCCGGCCTCGTTGGCCTTTTGCAGTTGCGCCAGCGAGCGCAGGTTCGCGCCGGCCGTGGTGTTCATCACCGCCGTGACATTGCCGTCCATCGGGCAGCCGTTGTCGACCAGGATCTTGCGGATCTGCGCCAGGTCGTTGAAGGTCGAGGCGAAGGGCGTGGTGCCCGCGGTGCCGTGCGCGCGGCTCGACGCCTTGTAGGCGGCCATCCACAGGGACACTTCGATCTGGTTGACGATGGCGCGGATGGCCTGCCGGATCTGGTCGCCGTAGATGGTCTCAAAGCCGCTGCCGTTGGCGACGTGCTTCATGTCCTCACCGGTCCAGGGGATCTTGACCGACGCGGTGGTGTCCAGCGACATGGTCTTGCTGTCCACCGTCTGATCGGTACCCTCGGGGATGGTCATCGCCGCGGTGATGGTGCCCACGCTCACGGCGCGCGTGAAGTGGCTGCGCACGGTGTCGTTGAGCGCGGCGCGCGCGGTCTGCGCGTTGATCGTGCACGAGGGGATGAAGCCGGTCATCTCGCGGCCCACCATGTCGGCCGCTTTGTAGATGTCGGCAGCCAGGTTGGTCAGAACGTTTGCCATGATTCGAGGTCCTTAAATGAAAAAGGCCCGCTCGAAGGCGGGCCTGGATGCCGATGGTTTGATGGTCAGTCGACGACTTTCCCGCCGGCCTTGGCGAACGTCATGCGTTCACTGGCGTCGGCCGCGTCCCATTGGGTGCGCGTCATCGTCTTCTGGCCGGATGCGCTGGCTGTGCTGCTGCCTGCGCCACTTCCGGAGGCCGTCGCGGGGTACCAGTGCGGGGCCTTGTCTTTCATGCTTTCCAACCATTCCAGCGGCGAAAACGGAGACTTCCCGTCCTTGCCGAGAACCGGCCGGCCGTCATCGCCCATCGCGATTGCGGCGCCCTGCTCGTCCAGGGTGAACATCGCCCTGCCACGAAACAGCGCGTCATCGATCGCGTGCTGGTGAATGCCGGCCTTGGCGGCCGCGGCTCGGATGGCGTCATCCAATACCCGCCCTTGGAATGCCTGGGCTCGCTTGCTCGCAGTCTCAGCCGCGCCCATTGCCTCGGTCAGCTTCTTGTCGTAGTCGGCCTTCATTCGCTCGGTGCGCTTGGTGAGCACCTTGTCGATCTCGCCCTTGGCGATCAATGAGGCTTCCTCGTCATCGGAAAACCGCTTGAGGATGTTGCGCACGGCGTCAGGGTCGATCCCGTCGAACCGCTTCAGGGCTTCCTGCCGCTCTTTGAGCGTGCCCAGCAGTTCGGTGTTCTTCGCCTTCAGGCCGGCCACGGCGGCATTCACCGCTGCGTCGATCTGAGACTGGACATCGGGGGTTCCGGCGCTGGTGGTGCCTGCGTCCGGCTCGGCCATAAGAAGGTGCTGCTTGCGAAAAAGCATGTGTGACCCTTGGTCGGTTGGTGGTGGCCCTTGGCCGGTGATGGCGCCCCGCTTTGCAGGACGCAGAAACGCAAAAGGCCCGCGCAGTGGTGGGCCTTCGGTTGTTCAGGTGGCGAGGATCAGGCTATGACGACCCGCTCGCCGTTTCGGTGGCATGTGGCGCACAGAAACACGCGCATCCCGCCTTGCGGGCGCCCGTTCTTGATCACCATGCCGGTGCGGGTCTCGATCACCTCGCGGCCCGCGCAGCGCAGGCACTGCAGCATCTCGGGCGGCTTGTGCGCCCGCAGGCGCTTGCGCACCCGCTCGACCGGGGTGTCCGGGGCGGGCGTGCCTTGGATGACCGTGAGCTTCATGTGGCGTAAATCATACCCCTGACACACGCTGGTGACCGCCATCAGACGCCCGCCCGCTTGAATGCCGCCCCATTGCGCTCGCGCAGTTGGTCCAGCGTCAGCATCTCGCCGCGCCGGCTGTAGAGCTCGTCGAAGGGCAATTTGCCTTCGCGCATAAGCGCCCCGCGGGTGGGGCCGACCACCTCATCCTGGCGGGCAGCCGACTGTTTCTGCAGCCATTGGCCATACGTCAGGTCGGCGGGCAGAGCCCCGTCCATGCTGGCGCGCGCCCCGACCGGGATCTCGCCAACGCCCGCGATGCCGGTGACCTCTTCGAACGACTTGAGCATCTGGACGGCCAGGCTGCGGCAATTCCAGTGCGAGCGGCCCGGACCTGACAGCCAGGGCACCTTGTGCCCGATCGGCTTGTGCGTGTCCGGGGTGTAGAGCAATCCATCCCGCACCCTGCACGTCGGGCTCGTGCGCAGATCGAGCTTTGCATGCCACTGAACGGCCTTGATCAGATCCAGATTGGCCTCGATCATGCGGTCCTGCGCGACTGCCGCCACGTGCTGCACGGCGG